CTCTCTTAAGACTGCATCATCATCAATTCTGTTGTCACGAAACAGCTTCTTAATCTTCTCAGACACCTCACCAGCTTCGCCAGTAAGACCTAGGGCATTCTCAATTAACCGCTCACGGCCTTTTGTAAGCATCTTGTCCTCTACAAACTGTGAGTACATGTCAATCATATCTTTCATATCTTTCGCTGTAAGCATTACATCAACCTTCCATAAAATTCTGTGTGTGCGTTTCTATTGTCTTTATCGAATAAGTACCAAGCGCAGTTGTCTTTACCTGTCATCTTGCTACCTTCAATCCATTTAACTCTACCTATACTTACGATCTTTGTACAATAAGTCATAAGTGCAGCAGACTGTTTAGTGTGCGCCCAATCAGCATCAAACAACAACCAAGTTGGGCATATCTCCGTCCAGTGATCTATGAAAGCATGTAAGAACTTTCTTTCCCACGGTGGGTTAGTAATACAGAGATCAAGAACCTTATACTGACTACCAAAACTTATTTCCAGAGCATCCATTTGCTTGATGTCTGGGTGTCTAGGCTCTATGTCACAGGCGTATAAACATTCCCCTAGACCATCTGTTAGTTCGTGTATGTGGTGTATCAGTCTACCGTCACCAGCACAAGGCTCTACATAGTCAAACTTCTCATATGGTAAATGGGCTATAAGAGGTTCAACAGCTTCTATTGGTGTAGGGTAGTAATCTCTTGGTATCCTCTCAAAGTCACTACGCTTACCCATACATTTCCTTTAACCTCTTAAGTGATACAAACTCAGGCTCATAGATACCGTTGCTAATCTCACGCTTGATTACACAACCTTTCCACCAATCTCTATTTGCCTGTCCAGCCCACGTTTCTTCTGAGCCTTTGTAGCAACCCGCAACCAAACCGATAATCCCATTAGGGTGTGCGCCATCTTTAAACTTAAGATCACGTTTATGGCTATGCCCACAAGTAGAACTGTGATTACGATTGGAGAGTAAGCTATTAGCGTGATGTAAACCAGACATAGCTGTACCATAATTACCACTACTAAAGAAGTGAGCATAAGAAACGCCATCATAGTCAGCGATAGCGGGGGCGCTATTAGTGTATTCGTGGTATTCGTCGAACCAGTGGTCTGTTTGAAGATGGCTGAAGGAAATCCCGTACTTGTCTCCCTGTAATCTTGGGTCGTGTGCGATAGCCTTTTTGATTCTATTCTCATGGTTCCCCTCAAAGCCAATCCAATATGGTCGCTTATACTTTCTATCACTAGGTTTCTTCCGTAGACGATCCATTGCTTCATTGTAGCAGTTGATGTCCTGTTCGTAGTTCTGACTAACTATAGCCTCTGGGTAACGTGTGTCAAAGGTGTTAAGAGAGCGCATATCAGCACCATCACCTAAGTCAATTATGTAGGTAGGATTTACCTCATAGATTAATTCCCCTAGCCAGTCGAAACGCTCATTTCCCGTCGAGGGGTCTGAGTGAGCGCAGGAGAATACTACTGCTGTCTTAGCTGTCATATCGGGTATCCATTTCAAATTCTATTAGTATGGGTTCGATTGATCTGTAGAAGTGTTTCTGAAACTCATAGGCTGCATCAAAGGAGACAAACGGGATCTCTTCATCAAACATAACCTTACTTGGATTCCTTTCTTGGGGATCTTCTACTCTACAGTTTAACCAGTAATTACCATCTTCGTCTTCATAGGGGCCATCAAGAACACGATGGACTTTAATCAGGATTGTGTTAGCCACTCGTCGGGTATCCTTTTATCTGCGTACAAGAACCCATGCTTATTGCACCAATCCCCATATGTACTCTTTGCACCTTTGTATAACTTAGCCTTAGAATTAGAAAAGACAAACCTTATGTCGAGGAAAGGATGCTGATCTTGTATGATTAAGTGCTTCTTACGGTCAGCTTGTACAAACCTACCTTTAGATTCTATGATGATGCCATTGGGCAGTTTAAAGTCAGGAGTGTAAGTCTTGTTCTCAAGAAGTTGCCACCGTACCTTTAACTTCTCATATTCAAACTCTACGCCCCTGTCCTTAAGATCCTTAGCTATGTCATCCTCTAAACCAGATCTGTAGCCATTCTTTATTGCGTGTCTTCTACGTTCACTGGTGGTTGCCATATCTCGCCCTCTGTACGTCTAAGCCATAGTAGCCTAGCATTCTCTATTACCCTATCTACATCACCATCATAGGCTTTAACACAGGCTTCCCACAAGTCCTTTTCAGTCTTAGCCCCACTTAACATCTTTGTAGCTTTAACTGGCCCCACACGATATAAACCAATTATGTTGTCAGCCCTATCGCCTGTTAAGATTTGGTTGTAGAAGAACTGGAGTCCTGACCAGTCATCTACTGTTTTCCACTCATTCTTACCAAAGTTAAAGTGATGACAAGGTATCTGTAACATATCTTTGTCTATTGAGGCAACGACAGTATCAGGTCCAAGTCTTGTAGCTTCTATTGCTATAAGGTCATCAGCTTCTTCTCCTTCACTCACTATAGCATCAAACTTATCTACCATGTACTGTCGGATATGATACAGGTGTATAGGTTTTTCTGCTGACTTACGGTTACCTTTATATTCATATGACTTAGCTATCTGATGTCGGAAGTTCCCTGACCCTGTAAGGTAGATCTCATATTGATCTGGGGTAGGGAACTCCAGTGTTTCTTCTAAGATGTAGTCAAGAAGGATCTCAGCTTTCTCTTCTGCATCCTTTGGAAACAAGTCTTGAGTAGCAAAGGCTGACCGATAGGCCACAATGTCACCGTCGATCAGAACCTTACGCTTACCCATCAGAAGTCTCCAAACACCATCTTACCATCATCCTTCTCAAACGCTACAGCTTCAACATATGTAAACCCTGCTGACCTAGTGGCCTCTGCATACACATGAGCAAGTGCATAAAGATCGTCTATACCATACCGTTCAATACTTGTCTTACCGTCAAACCCATCTTCTTCACTGTCATTCTCGAAGGTGATTGTAATCTTCATATCAGAATACCGCCTCTTCACTTGCTTCGTAGGCTACATGTTCAGTAACACAAACCTTCTCTAGCGTAGTAATCTTACCGTCCCACACATCAAACTTAACAGTAGCTTTAGTGCCATTACCTATAAGACCATCACTCTCCCAATCCCAAGGTAGATACTCTCCATCTACCATCTTGAGCATAACGGGTGGTCCCATTTCAACACCTTGCTCACCTGTATCTTGATTCTTGAACTTAGGATTAAAGTGAGGTCGAGTAGCTTTATAGAATTGCTTACCCTCTTTATTAGTCTTGAAGAGTTGAGCCTGTAACCCTTTGTTTGGGATACCATCAGCAACCATCTTAGATTTAGTGTCTTCGTCAATGATACAGTTTACAACATAGATACCCTTCTTAGCATCAAAGTTCTTAGCCATATCTGATCCATCATTTGGACCCATGTCACGGTCTTCTGGACGTAACTTTGTCCACTCTAACTCACAATCTACGTAAACTTTCTTACCCATATCGAGTTCCTTTCGTTAAGGCTGGTAATATACTATATAGACCCATATAAGATTTTTATACCCTATAAGATATAAATATTTTTACTAATGTATATCGGCATATGTACTTCCGAATTGAGCGTCGATCCCTAAGTCTATGTTTAGATTCAGTTGTTTGTTGAGATCTTGTATAGAGTACTCCATATTTATTTTTGTCTCCATTTCGTCACCTTCCTTTACTAAGGCTATGATCTCGTCGTGGAACTGACCAACAGTCTTGATACCCTTCTCACGACACCCCTTAACCCAGTTGTCAAAGCAGTAAACGCCTGTACTTTGGTTCAAGGTACTAAAGCGGTCTTTCTCACTTCGTAGGCTGTACCAGAACTTAGATACTGGATTCTGAACCCACATGCTGCCAAATAACTCTCTAGTGCGTAAGCTATCAGCTACCTTAGTTACTGACCAGTTACGTGACCAGAATGCTTCCAGAAGGGTCTTAGCCTCTTTGACACTCATACCTGTCTCACGGGCCAGCTTAGGCGCTCCTACACCATATGTAGCACTGTAGTTGACCACCTTGTAGTTCTTACGAAGTGACTTCAAGCTACGCTCCCCTGAGTTATGTTTGTCGATGTCCTCTTGTGTGATAACACCAGCATGTTTAGCTAAGTCTAAGTGTGGATCAAAGCCATCTCTACTCATTTCAGCTACATAATCGGGGTCTAGTGGTTTCATGTCTGTCTCTTATACACATCTGACGCTGCCGACGAGCGATCTAGTGTAGATCT